GCTCTCTCTAAAAAAGAGCTAGAGGACTACTTCACCAGAATGGCTAATGACGCTGTTGATATGTCTCCAATCTGGTCGGGAGCCTACGTAAAGTCTTTCTCCTTCAGGGCTAACAACACCACTTCTCGCGGTCGAGGCATAGACGGTAGAAACTGGAAGTTCCCTAAGAAGACAGGCACCGAGGCTGATAGAGAGACTGGCAGATCTCAGCTCATGGGCGATATTAAACAGGTTATGAGTAGCACAAAGCCTGTTGAGACAAAGTCCTATACGCTACGTAATGACGCAGGTCATGCTAGGTTTGTTGAGAATGGCGGCAATGAGAGAGGCCCTAAACCTCGAAACGGATACAAGATTTTTGCGAGGCTGAGGAGCAAGTATGGCTGACATTAACAAAGACATCCGTGCTGCCCTAGAAACTCACTTGGCTGGCACCGCAAGCATCCCTGACATTGCTTATGAGAACGTGCCTTATGAGCCTACGACAGGAACCAGTTTTATCAAAGTGGCCTATATTCCCACGGTACGTAGGCCAGCCGTAAGAGGTACGAACCCGCAACAGTTGTACCGTGGTATATTTTCCCTTAATGTCTATTCCCCAGAGGGTGCTGGCCCCGGCGCTGCTGAGGGTGTAGTAGAGAAGTTGCTGGAGCGGTTTGAAGCCACGACAGACATTTCCTACACTAACGGGGAAGCTGAGACCATCGTTGTCTCTATTGACTATGCTGAGAGAGACCTCTCATTAATTGATGCCCCTTGGTATCTTATCCCGGTCAACATCGGCTGGTACATCTACAAGTAACTTCCCTATAGGAGAAATACAACATGGCCTTTGCACAGGGTTCACGCTCCAGCCTGTCGTTTATCACCGAAAGCACTTTTGGTACGACACCTGCTGGCAACTTTACAAACCTACCGTTTAGCACACACTCCCTTAACCTTACTAAGGATCGTGTCGCAGGTAATGACATTCAAGCAGATCGTATGCCTCGCGTTGACCGTCATGGTAACCGTCAGGTGTCAGGTGACATTGTAGTTGATCTACGTGATGGAGACTACGACGCTTTCTTGGAATCTGCTCTTCTGAACGTCTTCTCAACTAACGTCCTCAAGGTTGGCACCACTCCTAAGTACTTCTCTATTGAAGACTATGCTGCCGACATTGATCAGGCTCGTCTGTTTACTGGTACTACTGTTTCTAGTCTGGCAGTCTCTATGGCTCCTAACCAGATGGTCACAAGCACCTTTGGCATGGTTGGTAAGACTATGACGATTGGCGCTACTGAGAAAACTCAGGATGCTGCTTCTGGCGCACAGCCTTTCGACTCATACTCAGGTGACATTTCCATCGGTAACGTAGGCGGAGCTTCTGCTGTAGCTATCGTGACTGGTCTGGACTTTACCCTGAACAATTCCTTCGCCCCTACTTTCGTAATTGGCGATGACTCTGCTCCATCTCTCGAAGTTGGACGTGCAGAGGTCGAGGGTACTCTTACGGCATACTTCGAAGATGCTGCCCTTATCAACCGCTTCTTGAATGAGACGGAAACGGAAATTGAAGTGTCGGTAGACGACCCAACAGGGGCCAACGCCTACACCTTCAGCTTCCCTAAAGTTAAGATCAACAGTGCAGACGTTGGCGTAGATGGCCCTGCAAGCCGTATCGTCAATATGTCCTTCGTGTCTATCTACGACAGCACAGAAGGCACTAACCTGAAGATCACACGTCCGTCATAAGTTCCCGCAAGGGAGGGGCTGGTGCTGTGTCGGGTGGCGCTGGCCCCAATTATCTAACCCGACTTCTACAAAGGAAACCCGACAATGGATCTTAAGAATTTCGCGCCTAAGAGCGACGACATTGAGGTTGTAGTTCTTCACCCCGGCAACGGAGAACCCCTCACCAACAAAGACGGCAGTCAGATGACAATTACGTTGGCTGCTACACACTCGAAAGAGTACAAGGCCATCCTGCACGAGCAAACCGACAAACGTATTAATTTGTCTAAAGGCTCCGGGCAGCTTGAGTTTAAGTCTAAGGAGATGGAAGAAGCTAGTCTGGAGATCTTAGCTAAGGCTACTAAGTCTTGGAATATCACCTACGACGGCGCAAAGCCAAAGCTGACAGTTGCGAAAGCTAAGGCAATTTACGAAGAGTTGTTTTGGCTAAAACCTCAGCTTGAGGAGGCAGTCACCACTACTGCGGATTTTATGAATCCCTGATCGTACAGCTAGAAGAGTTTGCAGAACACGCTTTCTCTATAAGTAAGAACGATCAGCATGGATCAACGGCTAAACAGCACTTAGAACAAGTAGAGAGGCAGACCGGGATTAGACCAAAAGAACTAGATGGACCTTCGTTTCCAAGTCTTTTGTCTCATATCTGGTCTGCCTTTATTTCGTTGAGCAACAGTAGAACTTCTGGCTTCAGCGGCCCTAACCCGATAACATTTCAAGAGATAAAAGCATGGAAGGACTTGATGGAGATGCCGGTAACTTCTAGAGAAGTAGAGGTTATAAAACGTATTGACATCGTGTTTATGAGGGTGATGAATGGCTGAAAACCAGATAGACCTTAAGTTTGTAGCAGACACCTCTCAGCTCGACAAACTGGTCCGGGCGACAAAGACTGCTGAGAACCAGATCAAACGCCTTGCTGCCTCCGAGGCTCAGGGCAAGATTACGACGCAGCAATACGATAAAGCAGTTCAAGGTGTTGCTAAACAGATGCAGTCCTTGGCTAAGGGCAACATCGCAGCTTGGAACGCTACCAACAAATACTCCAAGTCAGTTTTGCAAGCTGCACAAAATAACAAGACCCTCGCAGCCTCTGCCAATGCAGCCACAACGGCTACTGTAAAACAGGGTGCGGCAGTACAGCAGGTCTCTAAAAAACTGAACCAGAAAAGCATGATCATGCAGCAGACGGGTCTACAGCTTGGTGACCTTGCAGTTCAGGTTCAGTCTGGTACGGGTTTCCTTTTGGCTTTCGGTCAGCAGGCCACACAGCTTATCGGCACCTTCTCTCTCTTGGCAAAGTCTACTAAGATGATTGCCCTGTTCTCTGGCTTAGGTGTTATCGTGCCTATTGCTACTGCCATTGCAGGGTCTTTCTTGCGTATGGGAGACAGTGCAGAGGAGGCTGAAGATAAAGTTTCAGGTCTTAAAAATAGCCTCAGTGCCTTAAAAGACATACAGTCTACTCTTGTGTCTGGGCCGGAAGCCTTGTTTGGAAGGTTTGGGGCTAATGCTGAAGAGGCTAAAGCTCTCCTTGACCTTCGGCTCAAAGTTGTACGGGCTGAGACGCAAGCACAAGTTCGTGAATCAGGAGGGTTTCTGTCTGGCGAAGGGGGTTTTGCCGGTATCTCAGCCCTTCGAAGGCAGAGAGAGCAGGCTATATCGACGTTTGGAGAACCGGGCGTCGCCGGTTTAGCAAGCCTGTCTCCAGAGGGTCTAAGGAAACGCTCGGAAGACATTCTCGGCCAAGGGTTGGAGACATACAGAAAAAAAGTAGAAGAGCTTGGGCAAACTTTTAAAGTTTCTGAAAGGGATGCTATAAGGCTCTTCGATGCCCTAGCAGATTTATCCGACGCCAAAGATATTAGTTCTCAGGTTGAGGCAGGACAAGCCCTAGCTACAGCAATTAAAGAGACTCAAGCAAATTTTGATAACTTAAATGCGGAACAAAGGAAAGCCTTTCAGCAGTTTACTGAGGGGTCTATAACTCTCATAGAGTTACAGAAGGCCCTTAAAGAGGCAGAAGAAAACACTTTCGAAAGCAAGCAGAAAACCCTCCGCGCGCAAAGAGCAGCTATAGCTCTCGCCCAGCAAGAGGTGCAGATTGTCACACAAGCTGAGGCCGCAAAAGCGTCTTTCAAAAGTGAACAGATAAGCCTAGCTAGGAAGAAAGAACTCCTTGAGCTTGAGATTCAGCATGGCAAAGAGTCTACACAAGTTCGTGAGAAAATTCAAGAGTTTGAGCGTCAAGACTTTCAAGCGCGTCTGAAAGCTCTGGGTTTGAATCAGGAACAAGTGAGAGTCCTAGTTGAGCAGAAAGAAGAGACCCAAGGACTAGCCAATGAAGCTCAGAAGGTTGCGGATGAAGCTGAGAGGCTTGCGGACGCATCAGAAAGAACTGAAAAGGCGTTCTCTAGCCTAAGAGGGTTTGGTGAAAATATTTCAGTTCGACTCGCTAAGGCGCAAGCTGAATTGAAAGCCCTAGAAACGGGTCAAGATTCCGGCATTGCTGGACGCATGGCGGCTGATCGAGAAAGACTTACTCGTGAAATAGAAAAAGTTCGAGCTACAGGTAGGGTCGGCACTTATGAAACAGGCAGAGATCTAGTAGGAGTTGAACAGCTTGCAGACCTCGAATTGCTAGAAACTACGCTTGAAAGGATAGCCGAACTAAGAGAAAAACTTAAGCCTAAGAGACAAACTCGCGATAAGGCTAAAACCTACTCTGGACTCTTTATGGAGGGACCTGCTGAACAGTTCCTTAAAACAAAAGAGATAGCTGCCTTCGAGAAACAGATTGAACTAGAAAGAGAGCTGCTGTTCGTAACTGAAGATCGGGCTAGGGTTCTTAGGCAGTTTGGTCTGGACTTTGCCGAAAGGAACCCTGAGATCATAGCTGGGCTGGAAGAGCAAATCAGGGCTACTAGAGAGCTATCTCAGATTGGGAGTGTCGTACAGAAATCCTTTGAAGACGGTTTTCTTGCTATCGTAGAAGGTTCAAAATCTGTCGTCGGTGCTTTCAAGGATATGGCTAGGCTTATCATCAAGGAGCTGTTCAAGATTCTTGTCGTTCAAAGGGCAGTAGGTTTTATAGCAGCAGGGATTGAAGGCTTTGTAGGAGGTGTAGGGTCCGGTGCGCCTTCTCAGTCTCCATTGCCCATACCAAGACCACAACCCGCAGCGTCTGGTGGAACCTTGGTGGCTAACAAGCCCTTTCTGGTAGGCGAGAGAGGCCCTGAGCTTGTCATGCCAAACCGTCAAGGGTCTATCTACAATGCAGACCTGACCGGCAAAGCTCTGGGCGGTTCCGGCAAGATTACTCAGGTCT